CGACTGGCAGGATGCGATGATTGCTTATATCGCGTCGGCCTGGGATTGTTCGAAGCCGCAGTGCTTCGGTCACGGCTACACTTACAATTACGGTACGTTGGGTCAGGTTCTTGCATCTGACACCAACTCGGCTGAGGTCAGCCGTATCGCTCATTGCTACGCAGATCCGGTTGCGGGTTGGCAGAAAGCAGCCGCCTATGCAGCTCACTCGTGCTGCGCGACCATTGACCATCCGGAGATGAATATTCAAGGACCGAACTTCGGTGTTCTGGGATGTCTCATTCAGCCTGAGAGCTGCTTCCAATGCTTTACGTTCGAAGAGCAGCAGCTTCTCCAGGAGTCTGGTTTCGTTGTGACCATTCCGCTTCAGGGTGGTACGGGTCTGATGACCAGTCCGATGGTCGTCAACGACGTAACGAACAATCGTTACGATGAGCGGGGTCGTTTCAACGCCACATGGTGGGCTGTCAGTAGCCGGCGCCTTGCTGCGGCGACTGCGGACCAAGCTGCTCTCCAGCTCGGGCGCTTTCTGGGGCTTGGTTTGTACACCAAGAACACCACAATCCCCGCTGGTGTGCGTGGCACCAATCCGAAGCTCATCCTCGGTGCGTTCCGCACCTGGGCCAAGTCGCAGATCGGTATTCTCTTTTCTGAGTTCGAGGATATCGATAAGGATATCAAACTGATGACGGACTTCGAGGTCGCTCCCAAGTGTCAGGGTCTCCCAGGCAAGCTCTGGATCGACTTTATCTATCGTCCGCCGGTCCGCATCAGCAATATCATCATCAACGCCAAGCCGTCGTTGTTGACCAACTGCGATCGCCCGTACTAATTCACCAGCGCCGAGGCGCATAGCTTAGGAGACGTCATAATGACGTGCGAGAATCAAGTCGGTGTAAAGAACATCCTTATGTCATTCCGAGATTGCGACACCGACGCAGTCTACGGTCCGATCAGTCACGAGCTCTCGTCGGAGGATCTTCCGACATGGCGGCTCTGTGCATTCAACAACGAAGCTCTGCCGCATGGCTATGTGAAGCGGCAGCCAACCAACCCGGAGGTGGAGATCAAGGTCATTCGCGATCTCAGAGTTCCACTTTCGATGTACCAGGGTTGTAGTGACGTCAATCTTCAGGTCGAATATTACAACGGCCTGGTCTACTCGGCCTCGAAGGGAACCGGAACCGGAGATACCAAATCCGATACCCATGAAGTCGAGATGACAATCTCGTTCAAGGAGATCGACGAAATGCTGCCGGCGGGTACCCTTGAACCCACACCGGATGTGGTTCAGCCGACATTCGCGGTCGCCGCGTAGGAGTTTCTATGCCTAGTGAGAAATTAGTTCTGCCCGCACCCTGGCAGTTGCGTGATAAAACCATCGATGGGGCTGTCGTTAATAGGCTTTCATTTCAGGCGTTTGCAGACTACATAGTCGAAGCGCAGGGTATGAAGAAGCCGAAAACGTTCGAGGGTCGACTGCGTAGATTACGTCTTGCTAGACAGGTATCCTACTACGTCAATGGCTCGACAACTCCCGTCGGGGTCGATGATGTAATAGAAATGCCTATCCCTGATGCTCGGATGTTAACGACATGTCTTGACGACGACGAGGGGGAGGCAGGTAAGATTATCCGTGAGGGCGATGGTATTTCTACATCCATCGTTTATGAGCTTGGTACTCCTATCCCTGTTCAGGGAAAGGACCCAATCACGGAACTCGAATTCCTTGCCAAGACATACGGAGATATCGAAGACGTTATGGCAGCTCCGGATGCTATCAATCAGACAGCAATGCTGATTGCTACGCTTGGTAAACCTCCCGGAATGTTGGCACTACCGTCGTGGGCAATATCTCAGATCACTGTGGCGGATGGTGTTACAATTGCCAAACTTGTGACGCCACGTTTTTTAGGGTCGCCGGACGAGTCGCAGACCGAGTAGAAGAGTATCGTTACTATTCTGCCTCGGCCGGAGATGTTCGACCTCTGACTATCGGTCAGTTGACTACTCGAATTAGTAACTTCTCTAAAGTTCATCAGCGAGAGATCCGTAACAGGATTCTTTTAGCCGGAGGCAAGCCGTAGTGGCTTCTTTTACCGAAAGAGCAACACTTGAGGTCAAAGACAAATCTACGTCTCAGATCCGGAAGATTAATTCTGAGTTAAAGAAACTTCAGGCTACTGCAAGATCTCTTAGAACTATTCGAATAGATATAACGGGTCTTTCTGCCGCGACAAGGCAAGTTAATAATCTTACTCGTGCTTTGGGGAATTTGAAGAGAGTTTCTACTTCACTTAATATTAGAGTTGGTACACAGGGTCTTAGCCAGGCTCAACGTCAGATTAGTACTTTACGAAATTCTGCCAGGCGTCCTGTCAACGTCCGTGTGAACTATTCCGGTAATCAACCTCCTCATCTTCCTCCTCATGGAGGAGGACCACGTAGTCGTGGAGCGGGTGGAGGTGGTTCTCGCGCTAGAAACTTTTTTGGCACTGCGATGCAGGGAGCCAATGCTGGAGCCGGGGGAGGTATGGGGTTCGGCCTTATGGGGGGCCTCGCCGCTATCAATCCTGCATTTCTGGCTGTAGCTGCCGCCGCATATGCTGCGGCTGCTGCTCTCAAATATACTGCAGAGCAAGGGGCTAAAGCAGACCGCGCTGATCTTATGATGCGGATGGCGGCGACAAAAGAACAGCAACCAATCATCCAAGCCGCTGTTGATAAGTATGCCGAAGGTGATCGTGCTTTAGGCATGAGTAAAGCCGACATGAAGATGTTCATAACGGGCATCCTCGGCGACGTCGGTGGAAAGAATGCAACCGAGCGAGCTACGGCTGCCGCAAATATTGCTCCTGTTATTGCTGATAAGTTTCTTCCTCTTGCTTACGCTCTAGGAGGTCCGGATGTAACTAAAGAAGCAGCTATCAAAGATCTTGCTGTCATTGTTAAGGGTCTAAATATTGCGTCTGGTGATCTGACAACTGCTGCGGGACAATTATCCAAAGACGGTTTGCGCGTCTTCGAAGGTGTGGCGCTTGCTAAGGCTATGAATCCTCTACTTGATTCTGAAAGGATTCGGACTACGCTTGCTAATTTGAAGACATTGGCATTTACGATGCAACCTGAGGCACTCGCTCGGTTGTTATCGTCGTCTGGAGATAGAGGTGTTCGAGTAGCAAACGAGCTCTATCAAGCTGTGCGTTCGATGAGTGGCACAGTAGATAATAAGGCTCTGAATCGAGCTCTTTCGAAGCTTGGTCTTCTTGAGGGTGGTACTCCCCTTACTACTCCAACTGGAAAGGTCAGAAAAGGTCAGGGTGCCGGTATGGTGCTCGGATCTCAGAAACCTATTGATGCTGAATTTCGTCAGCGTGATCCATTTGGATGGATAATTAAATATGTTCTGCCTAAGATAGAGGCTGATGCAAAGAAGGCTATCACAAAGACAGAAGCTAAAGCAGCTGAGGAACGGGCAAGACAAGTTAAAGAAGAAGGTGGAACTGCAGAAGAAATTGCAGAAGCTCGTGCTCCGCTTCGTTCTAAGATACAGTCTGTTATGGATTCTATGTTCCCGGGAATGGCTGCCACGGCTCGAACTGCACTTTCTGATACTATATTTGGTCATGCACAAGCTCGAGGACAGATTGAACAAGGTAAGGATGTTCTAAAACAGGATCCTAAAGCAATTTTTGCAGGCGCTTGGACTGCGCAATTAGAGAAACTTAAAACAACTTTAGAAACTAGAGCTCAAGATGCAGGTGATTATGTAGCTCAGGCAATTGGATTGGATAAAAAGATAGCTGTGATCGAAGAGGCTATCAGAACAAAGGATTATGGAAAACTTGGAAAAGCATACGATATGGGTATGCAGACTCTTGATACTCTTTTGACTCCTTCAAAATTAAGTGCAGAGTTATTGTATAAAGGTGCTCTTAAATTGTGGGAGGTTGGCGTTGCGCTTGCAAAGAAATTTAATATAATAGAAGATAATTCTCCAGAAGGGAAAGCAGCAGCGGCGGAGGAACTCGAAAAGACAAAACTTCGTGCAATGGCGGAAAAACCTGCAGAAGATCGTACAACTGCTGAAGTTCAAAAGTTAATTGATTATGGTAGAAAACTTAATGAAAGAAGACAAGCATTGATAGAAGATGCGCAACGTAGAGGTGATAAAGGTGGTGTAGCTGGGGTGTTGAAAGATCTTCACAATGCGAATGTGACAATCACCACTTTGATGGCAAGTATTGGTACTTTCAAACTTCCTGCTGGTATGGGACTTGGTGGTGGATTCCCGTCTGTAAAATCGCCTGCGCCTGCAAATGCTAAAGATCCATTTGGAGATCCATCGAAAGCTGCACCTAATTGGGTTCCAGAATTTAAGACGACACTTGACGATTTCAAAGCTACTGGCGGTAATTGGGTTACTGATATGTTGAATGTTCCAACTAAATTTGAAGCAACCTTCGAGACACTTAAACAGGCAGGTGTAGAAGGTGGAAACAATTTTGGAACCAATGCTAATTCGGCAATCACTGCTGGAGCTGCAGAGGGTGGTGGTATATTTGGATCCACCGCGGTAACAACTATCAAGGCTGGTTTAGCTAATCTCAATCTTAGTGCTCATATCAACGTCAGCGGTGTAACGCAAACCGGTGACAAAGGCGCGAGGCCTGCTGACTAATGTCTAGAAGCGCCTGTGCAATTGGCAAGGATGTTGTTCCTGCTTCCTTTAAGGGGGTGGGCTTTCTTTGCACGGATGCTGACATTGAAGGCGGTCGTAGAGGTGCCGAAGGAGAGTTTCCATTTGGTGAAGATACTGCATATGCGGATCTCGGTCGTAAGATAAGAGTCTTCAATCTTACTGCGGCATTTAGAGAAGACGACCATGTATGGGATAGTCAGGCTCTATTCGCAGTCTGTGAAAGTCCGCAGCCTGGTATCCTTGTTCATCCTACTCGTGGGACACATCTTGTTGCTTGTCGTAAAGTTAAGGTTAGCGACAAACTGGAAGAGGGCCAAGGAGAAACGACCGCTGAATTAGAATTCGTTGAGGCTAACCCTCTTGGTACAGGGCTTGGTGGATCACTATTTGGACTTATCTCCGGAGCGGTCCTTGCTATCAGTTCGGAATCGTTTAGGCGAGATTATACTCCAATAAGAATAGCGCACCCGTGGGTTGTCGACATTGTGACGTCTGCTCAATCTCTTATTACGTCGACGCATGACGCCTTAGTTCAGACGTTTACTACTGATACAAGTTCGTCACAGTGGCGTGTGGCTCTAAAGATGAAAGAGGTAGCGGGCGATCCTGGACTGGCGATGTCAGCAGAGGAAGTGGATAAGGCGCTTACTTCTGGAATTAACGGTATCACGTATAATGTTCAAGACCCTGAGACAGAATGGCGTATCTTAAGAAAGCTCGCCAATAAGGGAGCAGTCTTGAGTACGCTTCCTGTAGCAGGAGGCGCTGCTTCGGTAGAGAATTCTTTATATAGTCGATTTCGTGTGTTGACTGGCGTT